CCGGCCTCGAACTGGTGGCAGTCGAACTTCTGGTTCTGCATTGTCAGGCCCTTGTCCTGACCGACTGCAAAGAGCCAAGCCAGCAGGAACCAGTACTCGTCGCGGCTGAGGTTCTCGGCGTCCGGCCAGAGCGACTCCTGGCCGGTGTCCTCCGGCTTTCCGGTGCCGGTGACACCCTGGTCGAAGGGCCACGCGAAGGAGACTACCGGGACGGGCGGCTCGCCCGGGACCAGCACCTCTTCCCGGTAGGTCTGGATGCCGCCTGCCCACTCGTGGCTTACAACGGTGTTCTCCCACTTCCGGTCCCAGTCGATCCAGCCGACTGAGACGGTGCTAATCCGTGCGCCCTCGTCCACCCGGAGTCCCGAGGTTTCCGTGTCCACTGCGACCCGGACCCCGGGGAGCTTCTCAATCCGGGCGAAGTTGTAGAGGTCGGAGGGCAGGATCTCCAGCTTACGCTTCGGGTCGTTCTTCACCTCGGGTCCTTTCTGCTTCGTCCAACAGCGACTGCTTTGCTTGGTGCAGGCGGAACGTCGCCGCCTGCTGTTCCTTCAGCGCCTCGGTCAGTTCCTTGTCGGCGCTCGCAACCCTGCGGGTCGCGTTATCGTAGCCTGCCTCTGCCGACGCCAGTTCCACTGCCGCGTAGCCCAGGGGTGACTTGACGCTCACTTCCCGGCCCCCACGTGTGCCGAAGCCGGAACCGGTGCCGGGCGAAGCTGACAGAGGACGGCGTAGTGTTTGTGGGTCGTGTGCTGGTTTACCGCTGAGACTGCGGGTCCGTAGTGGGTGTACGCCCCGACGAACTGGCCCAGGGTTTCCGGGTCCTGCTCCCGTCCGAACTTCACGACCGCGAACTGAAGCTCGCCCAGGTTCGTCTCTACCTCGCCTTCAGCGAGAGTCTCGGGCTTGTTCACTCCAAGGTAGGCTTGTACTTTCACGGTGTTGGCTCCTGCTCGTTCGTTCTGTGTTGGCTCCGGCCCGGCTGGGGCCTGAGTCCCTACTATACCCTGGGGTTTGCCAGTAGCGCAAGTACCCCTGGTCCTGCTAGCCGCGTAGACCTCTGGTAGAGGGCCGTTAGAACGGTCGGAATCCCGGAACGACGCGGCGGAAGAGGGCATGCTAGTCTGTTAGCCGTCTTCCGAGAATGCCCCTCGTAACGAAAGACGGGTGAGGACCTCGTAACGAAAGACCCCAGGACCCCCACCCACACACACGAAGAGAATACCCCTCTAACAATTCTAACAACTAACAATACCTTTTTCCGTCCCGTCCTTCCGGGATTCCGTCCGTTAGCCACCTGCTAGTCCCTGCTAGGCCCGAGCACGGTTCAGGACAGTAGATACGTACTTCGCAGGCAACTGACGCCACGCCTGCTGTTCGCCACCCACCCGGCGGTTGCTCGTCCCCGGACTCTTCCCGAGAGCGTTCGCCTGCTGTTGCAGGGCCGTCGCAGACTCCGTACGGACCTCCACCCTACCGCCGTTCTCCCTAGCCCAGGCCAGCGCGAGGAGCTTCGGAGAGTACCAGAGCTTCGCCCCCACCCCGCCGTCCAAAGTTTGGTTTGCCTCAAGGTCACCTTCAACCCAGACTGGCGTCTTGATCTTGTCGAACTTCCCGCCCTCCTGGATTTCCGGTTCGGTCGGGTAGTTGAACAGCGACAGCGCCCAGGGCAGGATCTTAATCGTTAGAGCGTTGTCCTGCTCCAGCACCTCTTCCCGGCTGGCGCACCACGCCACCACCCGCCGGTAGTGCACCCCGCCGCGTGGCTCCCAGGCGTCCCCGTCGCCCACGAGTGAGTCCAGAAGACGCGCCCCGGCCCGGAGGACCGCCAGCTTGTCCGCGTTCCTCCCAGCGCCCTTCCGCTGCTCTCCCTTCAGTGCGTCCAACAGGGCCTGCTCGTGCTGGAGCGCGTGTTGCACGTACCAGCCCGCAAGCGCTGTCAGACCCAGCTTGTCCGGGTACTGCTGTTTCAGCTTTACGACGTCGTCCCACTGCGGGTAGTCTCCGTGGCGGGACTTCCGGCCCTTGGGTGACTCAATCTGCAGGACCACCGCCCGGTCGACCAGAGCTTTCTGCTCCCCGAACCCCAGGGACTCGCCCGAAATCAGGATGGGCGCGACTACCGGAGTGTTCTTAATGCCCGAGCGGTCGGCCTCCATTTTGCTGGCGGTGCCGTTGCTGGTGGACGCCCGGAGGTTCTGTTCGTGGGGTCCGAGGTCGTTGAGGTCGTCAGCCCAGACAATCCCCGACTTGTTGGCCGAGGCGAGGTCACGGAGCACCGGTACAGTCGGCACGACCTGACCCTGGTAGTTCCCGTTCAGGGCCACCATCATTTGGAAGAAGCCGTTCGTCTTGCCAGACTCGGAAGCCGCCTCCACCCCGAAAATGGGGAACAGCGAGGTACGCAACTGGATTTGGGGCTTCAGCAGGCTAGCCGCCCACCACGCGCCGAACACCGAGGCTGTCTCCTCGGTCTGGAACGTGAGCACCTCGGACAGCACCCGCTGTGCCTCCGGCAGGTCCCGCTGGAACCCGTAGGCGAACGGGGCCACGTCCCGCTCGACCAGTGCCGGGTTCGCTACCACCCCGGCCTCTTCCTTGCTCTTGGGGCCGTCCTTGGTCACCACCCCTTCGTGGGTCACGAAGTGCCCGGACGCCTCGTCCCAGCCCAGGGTCGTCACAATGCTGACCTCGGGCGGGTTCTGGCTGTTCAGGTACCGGGAGAGCCTCACCCCAGGTGGCGTCTTGGGGTAGGCGTTGAACGGAGCGTCCACAGTCGGCCCGCGCTCGGCCAGCCACTCCCGAGTCCGGGCGTCGTTACCCAGCAAGCCCGCAGGCAGGGTCGTCTCAATTACCCTGTTGTTCCAGTAGAGCTTGACCCAGAAGACCCGGCGGGAGGACTCGTCCACAGCAACGCCCTTAGCCTCCACGTCGAAGTCGCCCCAGGGTGAAGTGTCAAAGACAGTCTCCTCGCCCTCCTTGTGGGAGGTCTGGCAGAACAGCGCCCGCTTGTTCCCGGTCAGGTGGCCGTTGGAGTCACAGAGTTCCCGTTCCGGGTGGTTCTGGTGCTCGCTGTTCCAGATTGAGGCCAGGGTCTTCTCAACCTCGGTGTCGTCCAACGGCTCGGCAAGGGACGCGTTCGCCTTCCGGACGTGAAGTTCGTAGGCGTCCTCGAACCGGAACTCCTTAGCGTAGAAGCCCGCCACCTTGGTGAGCCAGTCGTTCCGTCCGCCCTCCTGTGGCGGGTTGTTCAGCAGGCCAGTCAGGGTAAAGTTCGCGTCCACCATTGGCCGTTGGCTGGACCCCTTCACGACCGTGAGGCCCTTGCTCGCGCCCCTGCCCTTGGCCGTCTTCAGCGGGACTCCGGCCTCTTCGTAAATTGCCAGAAGCTCTTCGTCCGTGAGAGTGTGTTCTGTGGTGTAAACCGGGTCCAGGGTGTAGGGCTTACCGGTGTCCGGGTGAATCGAGGGCGGCATTACAATGTAGCCCTGGCCGGTCCGGGTGTCGATCCCCTCACCGAAGGTGTTAGAGGTGTTCTTCACCTGCTCCGCCAGACTGCCCGGTTCTACCCGGTAAATCAGGTGTACGTTGCCGTTTCCGCGCCCTGAGTGGTGGGTCCGGGTGTCAGGCAGTGCAGAGAGCCTCCGCGCCTTTTTGTTGAAGTCGAGGTCGACTGCCAGCCGACCGACCATCCTGGCCCCGATGTTGGCGTTCGGGGACTGCTTCCACCAGAGGCGGATTTGGGCCTCGTCGGTGGTGGCCTGGTTGTGTCCGCCGGGTCCCTTGATCAAGGGTTCCTTCTTGCCGGGAATTAGTGGGAAGACTGGGAAGCCCTGCCTCGCGTAGGCCAGGGCGGAGTCGAGCATTGTCTGGGCCGGGAAGGCCCCGTGTTCCAGAAGGGCGAGTTGCCCCGCGTTGAGCTTGACCACTTAGTTTGGTCCTTTCAGTTGAGGGTGAACGCCTGAGGCCCCCGCGTGTGCGAGGGCCTCAGGTTTACTGCCGGTTAGAACGTGCCGTCGTCGCCGTCCTCGTTGAGGTCTTCCGGGTTGAAGTCGTCCGGAACTGCGCTGAGCGCCTTCACCCGGTTGGTCTTCTCACCCTGCCGGGGTCCGCTCTTCATTGCCTCGATGGTGACCTTCGCGACCGCCCACTCACCGACCATTTCGTCGGTGTCCGAGTCGGTCGAGTAGCCGAAGGCGTCGAAGAACTGGTGAAGCTGGCCCTGCGACATCGACTGGAACGAGGCCCACTTCTTGTCGCCGTTCACGTAGTTGGCCGGTGCCGGGCCTTCCGGCGGGACGTTCATCGAGAACCACTGCTTGCCGGAGGCCTTCTCGAGGCTGTCCTTCTTGTGGAGGTTCGTGAGGGTGGCGTTCCAGCGCGGGGCGAAGTTGCCGTCGAAGACCTCGACGCCTTCCAACTGGACGTAGTAGTAGCCGGGGTCCAAGAGCGGGAAGTCGCCCGTGGTGATTTCGGCGTTGGAGACTGCTTTGGCCATTACCTTTGAGAGCTTGGGCATTTTTAGTTCGCTTTCACTGAGAGGGTTTTTGCACCGGAGACGGGGAAGGCCCCGGTGTTCTTGCTGACCTGCAGAAGATTGGCTTCTGCCTGCCCTAGGGTCCGACGAGCTACCTTCAACTCGTCGAAAATGGAGGCGAGGGACTTGACCATTACGGCCTGTCGTTCCTCGGCGTCCGCCACGAACGCGGCGGCTTGGCGCACCTTCTGCGCCGCTTCCTCGACCGTAGCCGGTCGGGCGGGCTTCGGTGCACTGCTGGGGTTGCTGGGGAGTTCTCCGATTACGCTACTCACGGTCGCCTGCCTCGTCTTCCTTGGTGTCGTCCTTGACTTCAGCGGCTTTCTTGGCGGCTCCACGCGGGAGCTTGCCGGAGACTGCCACCTTGGGTGCGCGGACTGCCGGGAGAGTCCGCTGTAGCGGGTCCTCGGCTTCCGTGAGGGTGCCGTCAGTGTAACCCAGGATGCGGGCCAACGTAGGCTCGGCAAGGACCTTGGGGAGTCCGCCCATCCGGTCCTTGGTGCGGTAGGTCGAAACCCCTCGCACCAGTGCCCGGAAGGGTCCGTCTTCGTCCTCTTGCTTGAAGTAGAGGTTGAGGTCGGTGTACCCCAGGATTGCCGACTGCAGGCCGGGCGTTACCGCCGGTCCGTAAGTCACNTTGCTGGTCTTCTCGTCCACGTCGCGGCGNTCCAGCGCNGTNACCACGAAGTGGCAGGGGAGGTCCCTGAACTTGCGCAAGAGGTCNTTGACCATCTTGGACATTACGCCGTAGTCGTCACGGTCCGTGAAGAACTCGTCGGACTCGTCGAACTTGGCGACTCCGCCTGCGTCCTCGATCCGCTTGGCCGACCTGCGGAGGCGGGCCTCGCTGACCTGCCCCACAATCGCCTCGTGAATTTCGGTGGCTGAGTCCCACGCCACCAAGTACCAGGAGTTCGGGTCGCGGCTGAGGTCGGCGTTCACCCGGCGGTAGACTCGGTCGAGTCCTGCCCGGGTCAGCCGCTCGTTCTTGGCCGGGTTCGGGTAGACAACGACCTTGGAGGTGTCGATTCCTCGGCGCTTCATTGCCGCGAGCTTCAGACCGCCTTCGGCGTTGACGACCAGGATTTTCGAGCCTTCAGGGGCTACGTTTGCGGCTGTCGCAAGGCCGGTGGTCTTGCCGCTACCTTCCTTCCCCCAAAAGCACATATTGTAGGTGTCGGAGGTGTCCTCGACCGGAGCGAAGAGGTCGTCGAGGCCTTCGTCGTCTGTGGCTACCGGGGTGAAGTCGGCGGTGAGGGTGTCCTGCAAGGCCTTGGTGAGGGCCGCGTTTTTCGCGGCGGTGGGGTTAGCTCTGGGCATTCCGTCCTGCTCTCTAAGTCGTTTCCTGCTGGGAGTGCCCGCCCAGTCGGGGTGTTGCTAGACCAGTCAACCAGTAGGTTTGGCTGGCTGTCAACTACTGCCCGCCGCCCTTTTTGAAGCGGTGTTCAAGCTGGATCTCCATTGAGACAATGGCCAGGGCCTCCTGCCGCGTGAAGCCGTTCTTCTGCCACTCCGCGAACTCCGCCGACCGCTGGAGGATGTGCGCCCTCCGCTCCTGCGAGAGTTCGACGGGTACCGCCTCCGTGGGCTTCGGCGGCACACCCAGGGCGGCGAGCATCGCGTCCGTCAGGCCGTTCAGGTCGTTGTTGGTCCGGGGCTGGTGCTCCGGCGGGTAGAACTGGAAGTTGTCCGGTGCCCGACGCGCCCTCGTGAAGTCGATCCCAAACGGGTCCTTGGGAATGAACGGGTTCGGCTTGGGCTTCGGCTTGGGCTGGTCGTTCTGGCCCTTGTCCTCCGGCTCGGCTGGTTGCTCGGTCACTTTCTTGTCCTTTCTACGGAACCACACGGTTAGTGCCTTGTGAAATCCTGGTGAAACCCCTCGGCCTCCATTACGTAC